GCCGATTCTTTGGTAACGCTTCTTCTGTTGACCGTCTGCAGCTCGATACTCACCGACAACGCAGCTAATTTCTTTGATGATTTTTGCCAAGATTTATTCTCCAATGATTGATTTAAGGGCGGTGACTTTGGCATCAAGCTCTGCCAAAAAGGTGGTGACTTCTGCTTCTGCAATCTTTAGCCATTCGGCATTGCGTTCGACTCGGTGGATAAACAGTTGGGCTTTGGCTGGCATCCGTGGGTCAAAGACTACGTAATCGCACCAAGACCGATCAGCACAACGCATCTGCCATTGCATCTGTGCGTAATACTTGGCATCAACAGGGTTGCCGCCTTGCGAGTGGGTTAGCCACACTTCAAGGGCTGTGCTGGATGATGGGCACTTGATCTCGACCATGCCAGCATCACCCACCAAGCCATCAGGCGAGGCTCCAGCAGCCTCAATCTCGGGGTGAGGTATGAACCCCACTTCCTCGACCATTTGGCCTGTGTGCGCCTCATAAGCAGCTCGAGCAAATGGCTCTTGTTCTGTGCCCCACTGCATTGCTGCGTTGCTGTAAGACTCGGCCTTGGTCTGGGTGATGCGCTCCAGCACCAACTGCGTCATGTAGTTGATGCGGCTGGCGCTGTAGCCTGTCTTTGTCTTAGCAAGCACATCAGCCAGTCGGCTCGCAGTGACCTTGCCCAGCCTGTCGGCAAACCATGCGTCTGTTCGTTGTTCATCAGACATAAGACTCCCCTGTTGTTTTCTCGATCAACTTCATTGCAGCTTGGATTTCAGGCGGCTGATTTTTGAATGGCATAACCATGTGGAAATTGCCTTGTTTTTTATTTGAATACCAGCCGACAAAAGTGCGCAAGAGTTCCAGCATCTCAGGAGCATGAGCAATCAACATGGCATTGGCTCGCTGCTCTGCATCGGGCACTGTTTTGCGGTTTGGGATGTTGGCAATCGTTGTGCCATGCACCCCAGGCTTGCGCGTGGTAATGCTGTAGGGGTTGGTTGTCCAAGGCGATGAGTAGCGCGTGTTGTCTTGAAAGTGCCAGCGTTCAGGGGTGTAGCTCATTGTTCCCTCGCTTTCAGCATGGCATCTGCCCATTTGTATGCACTCTCCGTAACTGGTGCAGACATATCATCTTTATCATCAACGCTCATAATGATTGATTGCATAGCTTTTGCTGCAAAGTAGTCACGCAAGCTCAAGCCTTCAAACCAGGGCGAACCGTCGGCCCATTCACCATAAGTTTGTTGCGGGAACACTGGGCCGCCTCTGTTTATGTAGCTCATGCTGCTTTCTCCTTTTTTGCACGCTCTACACGCGCCTTCTTTGCTGCAATGACTTTGGCCTGCAATGCCTGGTTGCCTTGGCAAGCCTCGTAAGCGTCTTTGTAGACCTTGGCGAGCTCATCACTGGTGGCGCTGGCCTCAATCGCTGCTAGGTGGTCGGTGATGTCTGGAGTCGGTGCGGTCTTTCTTGTGGCTGCGTTGCCATCATCGTCCTCTGGTGCGATGCCACAAGCTGCCATCAGGCTGTAGCGGCGAGCGTATGTCAGGGCGCTACCGTAGCCTTGCGGGTCTTGCTTTGACGCGGGAACGTGCAGCTTGCCGCACTCCAGCATTTCGCCTGACTCATGCAAAAACACAGTCTCTACTGTCACTCCGGTTGTGTCTTCGCTGGTGCGCTGGACAAGGGCAATGCCTGCCCCGTTCAGACCCTCGATGACTGCCTCAACGCAAGCCGAGAGGTCGGCATAGCGGCTGCGGAAATGAGGGTTTGTGCTGCTTTTAAGGGCAGGGCCAAAGGCTTGCTGGGCCTTCACCAGTGCAGTGGCGATGTTCTTCACGATTTGCTCCTTGACAATAAATTTATGACTTCATCCAGCTCTTGTTTAAAATTCTCAAGCAGTTGGTCTTGGCGCTGGATGTGTGATTCCAGCAGCTCAACGTAAAGAGCTAAACACTCTTCTGGGTTGCTGCGGCTTGCGTACGCAAAGTCTTTGAGCTGCTTCATGCGGCCTCCACAAGCATTTGTTCGATGCGCTGGACAATGGCTGGGTCGATGATGTCTATGCAGTCTTTTTCAGACCCATCTATGTGCAGGGTGTACACAGTGACTACAGCTGGCCAAGCCGGGTCGGTTGCGGTTGCTGCTTCAGCAGCCTCCAGTTCGGCCTTACCGGTGAACCGGAAGCCGTTGATAAGACGGTTGAAGTAAATTGTCATGATTTCCTTAAAAGACCCTTGCGGGATTGATGGGGCCGAAGCCCCGGTGATTTAGATGTTGAAGACAGGGCTGGTAGATGGTGAGCCCCAGTGACATGCGCGTTTGGTTTTCTTGCTGATTTTGATCTCGCGTCCGGAGAAAGACTTGGCAAAAACAAAGCATGGTGTCACTTGCAGCACGGTCAACAGTTGACCTGTTTTGATGCCGTAAACTCGCTCGCCTTCATTGGCTTGCAAGACTTCAATGTGAGTAATGGGTGGGCGTGTGATGGTCATGTTGCTAGCTCCTAAAAAGACCCCTTGCAAAGTGCTGGGGCATGTCAATAGTGTATAGGCTACTTCACGACAATCAAGCCCTTTTTGAAGTTTTTTTCAAAAGCCGACTAAGTACTTTCCCTAGTACGCAGCAGGTCTTTTTTGTGGAGTAGAATGTACAGATGACAAAGCAAGAAGCGATCACCCTGGCAGGTTCACAGTCCAAGCTAGCAAGGCTGCTGGGTGTGTCCAGGGGCGCTGTCTGGCAATGGAAGGAGCTGCCAGAAGGCCGCAGATACCAGCTAATGGTGCTGCGGCCTGAGTGGTTCTTAAGTTAAAATTTGGGCACGGCTAGTCTTAGCGGACGAAAAGAGGTTTCATCACCCTCCTGCCGATGTTCTTTTCAGTGATGACGACCAATGATGTAAGGTCAGTATGAGTTCAAAAGTCGATATTTGGATGCCGCTTTATGTAGCGGACTATCTGAGCGCAACCTCCCGTTTGACAACAGAACAGCACGGAGCTTACCTCTTGCTGCTGATGGACTATTGGAAAAACGGGCCTCCACCAGACGATGATGGCGTTCTAGCGCAGATCACAAGACTGTCGCCTGCTGCTTGGAGCAATGCTCGGACTATGCTTCAAGCATTCTTTCAAGTGCAGTCTGGGCAGTGGTCACACCACCGTGTTGATGAAGAGCTGGCGAAGGCCAATCACAACAAAGAAGTCAATTCAAGGCGTGGCAAGGCTGGTGCTGATGCAAGATACGGCAAGAAAGATGCTCCGACTATGCTCCAAGCATCCTTGGGGGATAGCACATCACCTTCACCTTCACCTTCACCTTCACCTTCACCTTCACCTTCATCAACAACGAATACATCTATATGTCCACCTGCCGGTGAACCTGAGGGTGAGAGCTTTCCAGCCTGCAGCCACCAGGCAGTCATCAACCTCTACCACCAGCACCTTCCAACACTGCGCAAGGTTGAGGTCTGGAACACTGCCAGACAGGGCTACCTGCGGCAGCGATGGCGCGAGGTGGCGGCTGACATAAGTCAGAGCAGGCCAGTCACCCATGAAGAAATTTTGGAATGGTGGGCAGGCTTTTTCCAGCACATCAACAAATCCAAGTTCCTGACCGGCAAGGTCAACAGCAAAGACGGTCGGGCTTTCCTGGCAGACCTAGAGTGGATCATCAAACCCAGCAACTTCGCAAAAATCGTAGAGGGTAAATATCATGGCACTTGAAAACTGGAAAAAACAAGAGCAACCAATTGCTGACATTGACCACCTTTTATGCAGTGTTTCAGGCTGCGGAAAGCGTTGGTCAGTGCGCATGGATGGTGAGCCAGCCTTTTGTTCAGCACACAAGTGGTCTGGTGGAAAACCTGCCGCCAAGCGCAACATTGTGGAAGCAGCCCTTAAGCCTCCAGTCCAGCACTGGCAAGACGACGAGGTGTTTTGATGTATGACCACAAATCCTTACTGGACAGACGAAGGGAAGGCCAAGAATTTAGCCTTGCTGACATCAACCGAGCGTTGCAAGATGCTGGAGACCTTGCGCACGACAGAAGCACAAGAATGGCTGAGGCGGTATGCAATCATCAAGAAGATGAGCGGCCAACCGAATGCCCAGCATTGGTGGGAGTCAGTGAAAGCGGACATAGAACGCAAGCGTGGCAAGGATGGTCTAAGTATCTTGATTACAGAAATGAACAGGCAGCAAGATGAGATACGCAGCAAGAGTTGACGAAAACCAAGCAGCCATAGTCCAGGCCTTGCGAGAGGCTGGGGCTTACGTCTGGATCATTGGCCTGCCTGTAGACCTTTTGGTGGGCTACAAGGACAGGACACTGCTGATGGAGGTTAAAACCACCTCTAAAAAGCGTTTAACTGGCCTACAAGCCGACTTTTTCGAAAAGTGGATGGGAGGTACGCTGTGCAGGGTTGACAGCCCTGAGGCAGCTCTACGCATGATTGGGGTGATATGAAACCCGAAGAAGCAGCCCAGACCATCAGAGACAAAGCCCCAGCCTACGGCGAAGCCAAAGCGCAGCGGGTCTACCTTGAAGAATTCCGTAAGTCAAAAAAAGCCCTGCTGATGAAAGACGCACTCAAGCTGGGCATCGAAGCCGCAAATGCCCAGGAGCGCGAAGCCTATGCAGACCCTGCTTACCACCAGCTCCTAAAAGGCCTGGCCCTGGCCATCGAGCAAGAGGAAACGCTAAAGTGGGAACTTGAAGCAGCAAGGCTTGACATTGAGATTTGGCGTACAAGGGAAGCAACAAACCGGATGCAAGACAGGGCACACCAATGACGTGTTTGCTAAAAAGTTCGTAAGATGTTATGATTTTTTCATGGGAAAATTTTTAGACCGTACAAATCAGCGTTATGGAAGACTCTTGGTTGTTGAAAAAACAGCTAAACGAAGTTCATCGGGCAACGTTGTTTGGAACTGCATGTGTGATTGTGGTGTTCAAGTTGCCGTGAGTGGATCGTCGTTGCAGCAAAAAAGCACACAAAGCTGTGGATGTTTTTTTGTGGATACTGCCAGGAATAAAGGTCTACTAAAAAGAAAACATGGTTTGACGAACTCCAAAATTTATAGCGTTTGGTCAAACATGAAGAATCGTTGTTACAACCCTAACTATTCAAAATACAAATACTGGGGCGGCAGAGGCATAAAAATGTCAGAAAGCTGGTTGACTTTTGCCAACTTTTATGCCGACATGGGTGACGCCCCACCAAATATGTCTATTGACCGCATTGACGTAGATGGAGATTACTGCAAAGAAAATTGCCGATGGGCTACACAAAAAGAACAACAAAACAATCGAAGAAATAATATTTATAAAAAATGATGTTCCATAAACAAAATTATTTTAGAAGCAAAAAACATTTAAGGCTTGTTGCATCTTTGCCGTGTCAAATTTGCGAATCGGTGGTTTGTGTTCAAGCGGCTCATTCCAACTGGTCTCAGTGGGGAGGCAAAGGCAAGTCGTGCAAGGCCAGTGACGAATACACCGCTGCACTGTGCCAGCCATGCCACTATGAAATTGACCAAGGGGCAAAGTTTTCCCGTGAAGCCAGACAGACCGCATGGTTTGCAGCACACGTTGCAACGGTCAGAAAATTGGTGGAAAGTGGGCAATGGCCTGTTGACATAGCTATACCAAACCCAGCACAATTCCCTAACTAACAAATGCAGTTGCTAGCTTTTGGGGCTTCGGCCCCTTTTTTTTAAAGAAGCCATGAATCCAGCAGACAAAGTTGAAAAGTGCGCCATTGACAAGCTCATCCCTTATGCACGCAACGCACGCACGCACTCGGACGAGCAAGTCGCACAGATTGCTGCAAGTATCAAAGAGTGGGGCTGGACAACGCCAGTGCTGGTGGACGAGGATGGCGGCATCATTGCAGGGCATGGGCGCACCCTGGCAGCGCAGAAGCTGAAGATGACAGAAGTGCCTGTAATGGTCGCAAAAGGCTGGTCAGAGGCTAAGAAACGCGCCTACGTGCTAGCCGACAACAAGCTAGCCATGAATGCTGGGTGGGACAATGAGATGCTGGCGCTCGAGCTGGGTGAGATTGGTGAGCTGGGCTTTGACCTTGATCTGACTGGTTTCACAGCCGAGGAGATTGCGGCCTTGATGCCTGAGCAGATTGAACCTGGCTTGACCGATGAGGATGCAGTTCCAGAAGTGCCAGAGCAGCCGGTCACTGTGCTTGGCGATGTTTGGCTGCTGGGTAAGCACCGCCTGATGTGTGGCAACAGCACCATGCTGGCTGATGTAGAGCGCCTCATGAATGGCGCGACTCCTGATTGCATCCACACCGACCCGCCTTATGGAATGAATGCAGTCAGCAAATCGTCAGTTTTAAAAAAGAACTACAAACAAGACATTCTTGGAGACGACACGCCAGACGTTGCCAAAGATGCTTTTCGTTTGATTTACGGCATGTGGCCAGATGCAAAACAGATCTGGTGGGGGGCGAATTATTACTGCTCCGTTTTGCCCGACAGCGAATGCTGGCTGGTGTGGGACAAGAACAATGGGCAATCAGATCAAACAGACTGCGAACTGGCCTGGGCAAATTTCCGCAGCGTTGTTCGGCAGTTCACACTTGCATCAGAAAAGACCAACCGAGTCCACCCAACTCAGAAGCCGGTGGCATTGATGGAATGGATTTTGAAACGGTTCAACTTGTCGGTCAAAACAATTGCTGACTTCTTTGGTGGATCTGGTTCGACATTGATCGCGGCAGAAAAACATGGCGCTCAAGCCTTCATCATGGAGTTCGATTCGAGGTTTGTTGACGTCATCATTAAGCGCTGGCAGGACTTCACAGGCAAAATCGCAGTTAACGCAGAAACCGGACAACCTTTCGCGGAGGTTAAAGATGACAAGCAAGAAACAAGCCACTGAAGAAAAACCAACTCAAACAAAAGGAAAGAAGGGTGGCGCACGCTATCCGAATGGTGGTGGAGCGCAACCAGGCGCAGGCAGACCAGCGTTTGAGCCCACACAATCTGAGCGCAAACAGGTAGAAGCCCTAAGTGGCTACGGCCTGCCCATCGACCAGATCGCAGTCCTGGTGCGCGATGGCATCCACGTTGACACCCTCCGTGCCCACTTTGCCACCGAGCTGGTCTCAGGCAAGGCTAAGGCCAATGGGCAGGTCGGGAAAACCCTATTCCAGAAAGTCATGGCAGGCGACACGACCGCAGCGATCTGGTGGAGCAAAACCCAGATGCGCTGGGCTGAGACCCAGAAGCATGAGGTGACTGGAGCTGATGGTGCACCCTTAGAGTTCAGGGAAATCAAACGGGTGATCGTCAAGGCATGAGCGTTCTACAGCTTGCAACCCCAGAATGGGCGCTGCCCTTGCTGGAGCCAAGCCGCTATAAAGGCGCATGGGGTGGCCGAGGCTCTGGCAAAAGTCACATGTTTGCCGAGCTGATGATTGAGGCGCACATCATGGATCAGAAGCGGCGCAGTGTTTGCGTCCGTGAGATTCAGAAGTCACTAAACCAATCGGTAAAGCGGTTGCTGGAGACCAAGATTGAGGCCATGAACGCTGGGGCTTACTTTGAAGTCCAGGATGCGGTCATCAAGTCGCGCAAGGGTGATGGAGCGATCATTTTCCAGGGCATGCAGAACCACACCGCCGACTCCATCAAGTCGTTGGAGGGCTACGACTGCGCCTGGGTTGAGGAAGCACAAAGCCTGAGTCAGTCCAGCCTTGACCTGCTGCGGCCAACCATCCGCAAGCCTGGTAGTGAGTTGTGGTTCACCTGGAACCCTCGCCAGCAGTCCGACCCTGTGGATTTCCTGTTGAGAGGCCCAGAGCCGCCTGCGGATTCCAAGGTCATTAAGGTCAACTTTGGGGAAAACCCGTGGTTTCCGCAAGTCCTAAAAGATGAGATGGAATACGACAAGCGGCGTGATCCTGACAAATACCAACACGTTTGGATGGGCCAATACCTGCGCAACAGCAGCAGCCGAGTGTTTAAGAACTGGCGCATTGAAGACTTCGAAGCACCGCCAGATGCCATTCACCGCCTCGGAGCAGACTGGGGCTTTTCCATTGACCCGACAGTTTTGGTGCGCTGCCACATCATTGGCCGCACGCTCTACATCGATTACGAGGCTTACATGGTGGGGTGTGAGATCATCAACACGCCAGAGCTATTCATGCAAGTGCCCGAGGCCGAGAGGTGGCCTATCGTGGCAGATTCAGCCAGGCCAGAGACCATTTCCCACATGAAGCGGAACGGCTTTCCCAAAATCATGACTGCGGTCAAAGGGCCGAAGTCAGTCGAGGAAGGCATTGAGTTTTTGAAGAACTACGACATCGTGGTTCACCCGCGCTGTATACACACGATAGACGAACTGAGCCTTTACAGCTACAAGTCTGACCCGCTGACAGGTAGAATTCTGCCCGTGCTGGAGGACAAGAAGAACCACGTTATCGACGCTTTGAGGTATGCCTGCGAGGGTGTCAGGCGTGCAGCAGTTACCAAGACGCTCAACTTCACGCCATTGCCGACCATAAATAAATGGTGAGACAATCGCCCCAAAGGAATAAATCTATGGCCCGAATCTCAAACGATCAGCGGCTTTCTAACCTGCACAGCGAAGCCCTGCGCCAGTTCAATGACATCCAGACCGCGCTGCGTGATGAGCGCCTGCAGTGCCTGCAAGACAGGCGGTTTTACTCTTTGTGCGGTGCGCAGTGGGAAGGCCCACTCTGGGATCAGTACGAGAACAAGCCCAAGTTTGAGGTCAACAAGATCATGCTGGCGGTGATTCGTATCGTCAACGAATACCGAAACAACCGCATCACCGTAGATTACGTGTCAAAAGATGGCACGGACAACGCGAAGCTGGCAGAGGTCTGTGATGGCCTCTACCGCGCTGATGAGCAGGCATCGGTGGCTGATGAGGCTTACGACAACGCTTTTGAGGAAGCAGTGGGTGGCGGCATTGGAGCCTGGAGACTGCGGACAGTCTACGAAGACGAAGAGAACGACGAGGATGACCGCCAGCGCATCCGCATGGAGCCAATCTTTGATGCTGACAGCTCAGTCTTTTTCGACCTGAATGCCAAGCGCCAGGACAAGTCGGATGCCAAGTATGCTTTCGTGGTCACAAGCATGACCCGCGAGAGCTACAAAGAAATCTACAACGACGACCCTACGGACTGGCCGAAGATCATCCACCAGTACGAGTTTGACTGGGCTACGCCTGATGTCGTGTTTGTGGCTGAATATTACAAGGTTGAGGAAAAGACCGAGACCATCCGCATCTTTGAGGCCATCGACGGAACTGAGGAACGCTATACCGCCAGGGACTTTGAGAACGACGAGACCCTAGAGGAAACCCTGATGGCTATCGGCACACGCGAGGTTCGCCAAAAGCGTGTCAAGCGTATGCGTGTCAGGAAATACATCATGTCTGGCGGCAGGGTGCTGGAGGACGCTGGCTATATTGCAGGCAAGTGCATCCCTATTGTGGTGGTTTACGGCAAGCGCTGGTTTGTGGACAACATCGAGAGGTGCATGGGTGCGGTGCGTCTGGCGAAAGATGCCCAACGCCTGAAGAACATGCAACTCTCCAAGCTGGGCGAGATTAGCGCACTGTCCAGCATCGAAAAGCCCATCATGACCCCAGAGCAGGTCGCTGGGCATCAGCTCATGTGGGCCGAGGATAACCTGAGAGATTACCCGTATCTGCTGATTAATCCGATCACTGGGCCTGATGGCAACACCCAGGCGGCTGGGCCACTGGCTTACACCAAGTCGGCGGCAATCCCTCCGGCAATGGCTGCACTGTTGCAGATCACTGAGCAGGATATGCAAGACATCCTGGGCAATCCACAGGGCGCTGACAAGATCGTGTCTGGCGTGTCTGGCAAGGCCGTGGAGATGATCCAGACCCGCGTGGACATGCAGACTTACATCTACATGTCCAACTTTGCGAAGGGCATGAAGCGCTGCGGCGAAATCTGGTTGAGCATGGCAAAAGAGATTTACATCGAAGGCGAGCGCAAGATGAAGACAATTGCGCCTACTGGTGAGTCCAGTGTGGTCGAGTTGATGCGGCCCATGATTGACCCAGAAACTGGTGCGATGGTCACTGAGAACGACCTCAGTAATGCCACCTTTGATGTGGTTGCCGATGTTGGGCCATCCAGCAGCAGCAAGCGTGCAGCAACTGTCCGGGCACTGACAGGGATGCTCCAGATCACCAGCGACCCAGAGACTGCGCAGGTCTTGACCGCAATGGCGATGATGAACATGGAG